GTTTGAACACAACCACTATAATCAGTTACGGTATAAACATATGTACCAAAAGCTAATGAACTAAATGTTGCTCCTGTATCAGAAGTTGTTATTGTATTTCCATTACTTAATGAATAAAGATATGGTGCTGTACCACCAGTAGATAATGTAAGTCTTATTGAACCATTATCTTGACCACACGTGGTTCCCGATGCCGATGTTGAAACAGTATATTTGTTTTGTGCTATTAAAGTTACTTCTTGTGAATATCCACACGATGAATTATCACTAATGAATACTGTATAATCACCCGATACTAAATTTGAAAATGTCTGTGTTGTAAAATTAGATGCTACAGATACTGATGATGAATCTGGTTTAACTAAAGTATATGTGAATGGAGGTGTACCTCCTTGTAAAGATATGTCAATACTACCATTAGTACTACTACAAGTTGAGTTGTTACCTTGTATTACAACATCATAAAATGATTGTGGTGCAATTAAAGTAGTACCTAATGTTATTTTACATAATGCAGCATCTGTTACGGATACTGAAAATGGTCCTGATGATAACCCACTAAACGTGTAATCATAAGCATATGTCACATCCACAGTTCCATTTGAACCCGAATAAAGATATGGACCTGTTCCACCAGTAATTGTTAATGTTAAAGCTCCATCCGCCGAAAAACATGTTGGGTTAGACCCACTCCAAGAACCAAGTCCTAAACCAGGAACGTAGTCAATAGTTGCTGTTTGTGATAAACTACAACCATCTGATGATGTAACAGTAACCTCATAAGTTCCTTGAGTTAATCCAGTTACTGAAGTACCTGTTGTACCATCAAACCATAAATAAGTAAATGGAGAATTACCCGTAACACCAGTTATGTATAACTTACCAGTTGGGCTGGCACATTCAGTATCGTTTACTATATAAAATCCGTAATCAACCGATGATGATGAATAAATAATACAGGTTTCTGTTGTGGCACTACACCCACCAGCATTTACACCTTGTACAGAATAAATTCCTGGTGACAAACTATTAAATTCAGCCAAGTTATTATTGGTTGTTACACCACTAATTAAAGATGAACCTGAATATAAATAATAATTTATTTGTGAATTATCTGAAGTTGCCGAAACAGTTAACGAACCATTACTTATACCGCAAGTGGTTGCTGATGTTGAAATAATATCTAAACACATTCCTGACGATACAGGTGCATTTATATAAAACTCTAAATTTACTGGTGCGGTTGAATCGTTGGCTCTAATTTGATATATACCTGATGATAAACCTGTTTTATAATCTCCAAGACCTAAATCAGGATTATACCATTCAAATGTGTAAGGTGCAGTACCACCACTCGCAACAATCTGAATTGCTCCAGTTCCGTTCTCACATGTTCCCGTAATGTTTAATATGTAACCAAAAGCACTCATGAGCAGGTAATATCTATATTTATTCCAACATTTATTTGTAGTGATTTAGTGCCAGTATTTGTTTGACAAGTTAAATTGTAAACCGTAATCGTATTTCCATTTACGTAGAAATAATAACCATCATCAACTAATTGTGATAAGTTAAGTATCAAAGCGGCTTTCCATTGATTATTTGTCGGTACTTGTGATGTACCATAACCATCAAAGAATTTTGTTTGAATTACTTGAGTTCCGTCTATCTTAACATCAACATACCATTCTGAATGTAAAGTATTTGCCTGACAATCTGAAAGTTGTAAACCTTGAGTGTTTAAATAATTATAAAGAACATTGTACAATATTTCCGAAAATGAACTAACAGTACTTGAACTTCCAAGCCATGGGTATATAAAACATGAAGTACTTTCAGTAGTACAATCATAACTGAATAAATCACCAGTTGCCAAACATGGGTCATTTGTCACAGGAACTAATTGACATCCTCGTTGTCTTCTATAAACAAATTTTTGTCTCTGAAGTGGAGAGTTTTCTAAACGAGTACCTGTATTCCAAATTGTGGACGCGGGTATCATTTGTTGGGTTAATCTAATCCAATATGGTCCCAAACCGTCAACATATTCAACTAACTTTTGGTAAGTAAAATTATCATTTGGTATTCCAACATTTTGGTCAGATAATAAATAATTGTAGAATATATTCAACAAAGTTGAGTATCCGCTTGTTTTACCATCTGTCGAATACCATCTATCTCGAGCATTTATGGTACTTGAAACAAAAGTTTGAGCAAATTCAAAGAATGTTTTCTTATTGGCTTGTGGATTTATATATGTCCAATCATAAGACCCCAAACTTGGATAAGTTGGTGACATACCTGAATTTGGTATTGGGTAATTGTAATTACGAGACATTGACCAAACATTATATAGGATACCTTGTGATGGATTTATAAATAAATCAACATTTTTGGCATTCAATACAAGTTTGTCAGTTGGAGTAACATAATAGGCATTATAATTAGATTCCGTACTAACTCTATATACGGGTGGTTGCCAACTTTTTTTATTATCTTTTGTTAGTTTCAAATTAAAACCCAAATTCATGTATGGGAATTTTCTGAACCTATTGAAGTATTCTTGACCGTATGTAAACGGTTCCAAGTTTGTTTGTATGTTTGGACTACTTCCCGTAAACACAGATGAAGTATTATTAACAACTTGTGGACTTCTGTGTTGTGGTGTCGATTCAAACCATCCAGCACCTTTTTCAAAGAAATAATTCTCAGTAGCTTCAGGTGATTGTGGATATCCTTCATTATCAACAGGATAATCTTCACGAGTTTGGTCAACAATGAATGTATCGGTTGAAGATGTGAATGCCGTATAAGTTATACCCTTAATAGTATATGTGTTTCCTGAGTCATATATTGTTATATCCTCCGTATATGTCCCACCAGTAATTTGAGCAAACTGTCGGTCAAATTGTCTCATGTTTATTCTTTGGTCAGCCAAATAAACATGTTCATTAAATTCAATTAAAGCGTCAGGTGCTCCAACCAATCTCATCGTAAATTCAATAGAACGTCTAGTACCTTTTGATTTAAACAAATAAGCGGAATTTAATATTAAATTTCTATAGAATTGGTAGTTTAATTCTGATGGTGTTAATTCTCTTGAGAAACCTTCATATTGTGTAATACCTGTTGAGGCATAAACTGATTGCAAGAAGTTTTCATTTGTTATTGGTGATATATTTGTACTCCAACCTAAAGTTTGTGCCAAGTTTTTTAATAACATTGAAGGAATATCATTCCCTGGCGTGTAGTTCACTGAGTTCATGTAAGCCAATGCGTCAATGAACATTTTGATTTGGTCGAAACTTCTACCATATATTTGGAGAACTTTACCCACTTTATGGTCAGGTGTATCAAACTCCAATAACGATTCTGTAGTTAAAAATCGAGCAATTAAGTTTGTTTTAAATGCATCAAAATCAACCGCAATCTGATTTAACTTTTCAAGATAGTTTGTAAATAATTGTGTTCGAATATCTAAGTTCCACAAACCATCCAAATACCATGTTACAGAATCCGTAATAACCGCAGCAGTTCCATCTTCTAATTCTCTTGGGACATTAAATGATGCGGTATATTTTGGGATTACTAATCTGTTTAATAAGAATTTTTCAACCTCATCAAAGTCTTCAGAAAATACTCTTTCAGTATTGTAATCATTGGGTCTTACGACCAAAGATTTAGTAGTCGCAGTTGTTGCGGTTGTCGCACTAAAAGGATTACCAACAACAACCAAATTGATTACACCAGATGTTAAACTTGGAGATGCTGTAAAATCAATCAATTGATATTGTACATCATCAACAAATAAAGCGTAGTCTCTAAATCTTGTTGTTAAATTTCTTAATGGAGAAATTGGTGTTTCTCTATTTTGTAAGTTTCTTGTTGAGTTTACCGAGTAATCAATACTGAACGGATTTTTAATTCTATCAACAGGTATTTTTAATTCAGTTTCATTTGAAATGGCATCATACGTAATTCCTGTTGCAGTATCAGCCGCAGATAAATTATAATAAAGTTGGTCAACCTCTAATGCTGCAGGAAAAAAGTTAATAATTTTCTGTACCGAAACTTCAAACCTTTTTTGTAACGAACCAAAAATTGTAAAATTAGTTACTTGTGATAAATCAAAATTTGGGTAAACCCTATATTCTTTAGCTAATAATTCTCTCGATGCGTTAATAGAATCTAAATCCAAATCTTCCAAAGAAACAGGTTCTTGGAATACACCAATATTGAAAGTTCTATTTGTTTTTTCAGATAACCCAAAATCAAATTCAAAATTACCTTGGGTTAATCCACCACCTTGCACGGTTTGTAACCCCACAATATTATCAAAGGGGGTTCCTGCTCCTGAAGCTGCCGTATTAGGTATGAATACTTTCGCCATTATTATTGTTCAGTTATATTTTGATAACTCTTAGTAAAATCAATATTTTCGTTTCTATTTTGTTTAACCTCATACAACAAGTTATTGAAATCGTCTTTAATTTCATACAAGTTGAACTGTTGGTAGATATTATTTTGTGAATCGTAAATTGTGTAAATTCCGTCTTCCATTGACTTAGTTTGGTTTCCATAAAGAGCAATACCTAATGTATCTAAGTCATACTGTGAAACTTGTACTTCTAATGTTAAAGGATTAAAGTATGTGTTTGAGATTATAATGTTTTGAGCGGGTTGTCCAATAAACGGTGTTGCATTTGGTTTGTTTGTTGGTGAAGAACTTGGTGATAAAGTACAGAATACTAAATTTGTCTGTCCTTCAGTATATCTATATCTTACTGCCTTTTGTTGTGTATTTGTAAGATTTTGTATCACTGGTTCACAATAAAAATTGGAAGTGATAACTCTAAAAAAGTTTGGTATTTTACTACCGTCAGAATTTAAATATTCAACTCTAAAACCAACCAATCCTTGAGCAACAAATTTATTAACAAATTGGCTAGGTACGTTTGATAAATCAATAACAAGTCCTTTTACATTAGGAAGTGCTGATAAAACACCACAATCAGTAATTGATGTTCTTATTTGTGCTGGTCTTATATACAATGTATAGATACCAAGTTGGGTAAATGTTTCTGCCGGTAATCTTAAATTATATAAACCACCCAAAACTTCATTTGTATTACCACCTGTGGCGGCATTATTAAAGTAGGGTCTTAATATTGACGCGGCATCTAAAGAAGTTAATGTAAAATTATCAGTTACATCTCTCGATGGAGTGTAATTTAAGATGATGTCAACATCTTCTGGTGATACATCCGCTGGTCTTATTGTTCCGTAGGTTCCAACACTCATATTATTTCTTTTTTTATTACTGTATTGTTTCTTTTATCAACAATTAAAATTTCGACAGGCATTACATTTGTATTAACCCATTTAATTTTTTCATATTGTTTAGTTTCTTTTTTTCCACTAAATCTAGAGATTTTTTTTCCAATTAAAATATCATAAGTATAATTACATTTTATTTCAACCAAAGTATTATTGTTAGTAAAATCAGGGTAATACACACCAAATGGTGTAATAACTGGTAAACTTTTTGTTGGTAAATTACCACCATCTTTTACGATTTTTTCAATATAAAATTTTTCATATGTTCCTTGACATTCCAAACCATTAACTATAAAGTTTTTACAAACTCCACCAGTTTGTTTTCGTTTACCACTTTTTGATAAATTTTGTTGTCCAATCCTCATATTTTTTATGACCTCTTGATTTAATTTTTTTCCAATTTTTGTTACGGACATTGCAACACTCTTATTACGTCTAAATCCAGAATTTTGTAATACCTTATCAATAAAAGATTTACTTAAATTTAATTTTTTAGAAATCTCTTCAGAATTTTTTTTATCTTCTAAATACAATTGTTTTATCAATGTTTTTTGTTCAGTTGTTAAAGTAATTTTTTTTCCGTTACTTAGTCCACCTCTAAGAATTCCCATGTCTTTCAATAATTGGTTAATTGGTCGTTTACTAACATTAAATTTTTTACCAATTTTTTCGCACGATAGTTTTTTGACTAAATAATCATGTTTAATCATAGACATATCATTATCAGTAAAAATAATTTTTTTCATATATTCTATAAATACCATTTTTATTTTTTTATATTACATTAAAAAATCTATACCCATATTTTATTAGGTCTCCAAGGTTATCAACCTCACCAATTCTTTGTACTCGTTCGTACGCAGAATTTTTTCCTCTTTCAATAAAAATATTTGATTGTATTTCCGCTTCAGAAATAATACCTAATAAAAGTTCGTCTTTAATAATTGGTTCTTGAACCATCCAATTTTCTGTCAAACCTGATGATTGAACAAAATAAATTGTAGTTCCATCACTATAATCGTAGTAATCAACATCTTGAATTGTATAAGCGGTATACACTAAATTTATATCAGTGATTATACCATAATTCTCATTGTTTTTAGTTACAGGGACTAATAATTGAAATTTGTTTGAACCATATCCCGCCAAATCGTTAATTCTTGATTCAGTATATCCACTTACAGTAAATGGTACTGTCACATAATCAGAAGAAACTTGGTCATTAACTAAATTAACACTATCCCCACTGAATATATAATCATATGATATTGGTGTTGCCGTCCAAGCACCAACATTTGGTGTAAAATAAGCGGTTCCCTGTGGATTAAAGTTTGGAACATCTACATAAGGTGTTTGTATTTTTTTGGAAACTGTGGTATTACCCCAAGGATTATTTTGATATAATGTTATAGTATATCCACTTGGATTTGAATTATAAACGTGGCTAATTGAATTTGGTGTGTATGCGGTAATAGTTTCCAAAGGACTGTTATCACCCCAATCTAATTGATATGATGATAGTTGTAGGTAAGAATTAAACTCCGCATCAGCAGTATTATACACATACCATGTATATGGGTTAGTGGTTGTTGATGAGAATATAAAATTACTAACAACATTTTGTTGTGATATTGCACCATCAAAGACTGAATAATATCCCAAATCAACAGTGTTTTCCAATAACAAAATTGGTACTGTTAATCCGGTTAGTAGTGAAGTATCATTAGGACCACCTGTTAGTGTTTGAGTCATTGCGGAATAAACACCAAATGTTTCACCTGAATAGGTAACATCATGGATGATTGTATCCAATACCTCGGGGGAAACCCTTATTTTCATTACTTGAGTATCCATTATGGGTTTACGTATTCATACCATTTTATGGGTGTAGTAATTGTACCGACCCTACCTAAGTTTGGATAATTAAAAATTTGATATGTTTGTGTAATATAATCCAAATCTACTTTATAATAAAAATACTCTTCAGGTGGAAAATCATATCTATTTGTTAAATTACCTTGCGGAGTATTCATCATTTTTGTAAAAACACCAGTACCACCATTAAAAAATTTTGCAGTCATATAGAAAGTATTGATGTTTAAAAACTGACGACTTTTCAACCAATAAATGAAAAATCCTTCTTTATCACCAATATAATCTAAGAGGTATTTTGGTTTTCTTATTTCAACAGATTTAGTACCATTTAAATTTGAAGTTTGGAATAAACCTTGTTGTACAGGTAGTATTATTGTGAAATAATTTTTTTGACTTCTTGGTGTAGGTGAATCGTAAAAATCTATTTTCCAAAATGATTTTGTAAAAGGAAGTTGATTATAATAAATTTGATTTGTGGTAAACTTTGGTGTGTATGAGTTTACCCAACTATCTGTTTGAGCACTATATAAATAAAACTCATAATTTGCGGATGTTTTTGTTCCGTCATAAATTTGATGGTCAAATCTTGTAACTTCAAAATCATCTTGTTGATTAAGGATTTCCTCCAATACTTGTGACTCATATTGTTCAATTGCCTGTTGTTGACCTCCAAAATCCCAAATTTGTTCAATAGGTATAACCAATTCTTTTGATTGATTATTAAATAATACTCTTATCTTATTCGCATCCATCAATAATTGGGTCCGCTACAACCTGGTAAAGCTCTGTTATGTCAAATGACGCACCTTCAGGGTACAATCTGAATGTAATATTTTCGAAAGGATAGTGTGAATTATTTAAAAAGGGGTAATCAACACCTCTTTCTAAATTATCAATATAACCATAATCGTATATGTCTCTCCAAAACCATTGTTTTGTGTTGTTACTAAAGTATGCCCAATATGGAACACCATCAACAAAATTTTGACCAGCAGTTTCAACATAATCTGAAAAAACTTTTAATGTTATTGGATTGTGAACTTGATAGTAATATCCGTTTAAATTAGTTCCTTGGGTTGTTGTTGGTGATGTGTCGAACGCCTTTTCATAATATGTAAGTTTATTCATGTAATTAGAAATAACTCTTTCAGATTGAGTTGAGTCATTCCATTCACACCAATCACCATACATGGTATCTCCACTATATCTTGGGAGATTTACTGTAAAATTGTAAGTTGTACCACTTTGAGTTTTTGTATATCCTGAGGTTAAATTATCCTCCTGTGATAATGGATTATTAGTATCCCACCAAGGATTTGTTTGACCCGGTGTCATATTGAATTGCCAACCTCTTCTCAATCTGTTCCACCAACCAAAATATCCAACATTTTGGAAAGTAGCAAAAACTTGGGTTAATGGTTTTTTATTATTATCAACTTGCTTAATAACTTCTAAATCTCTAGATAGTGTTAAATTATAAGTGTTACTACTTTGCCACTTGGCAATACGGGCTATTTTATTTGGTGTTAATGATGAAAATTGATATGCTGCACCATCATCAAAAGGATTTAATTCAAATCCAGATAATGTAAGAATTGAATCATCAGGATTTGATATAATCTTATGTTTTCTCACATAGTAAATTGATTTAGTTTCACCTGAATTGTTGATATCGATAATTCGTTTAAAAGTTCCTTGAACTCCACTAGCAAAAGTACTTCCGGTAAATCCAATATTATAAATGTTAAAAATATACTCATCTGAACCAACAGTATCATTACCTAAGCTATTAACTTGGAATGTGTTAGTATTATTATATGAAAAAGGTAATAGGACCCACTCACCAATACTTAAACCATGTTTTACAGGACATGTAAAAACAATTGTTGGAGCTCCGTTGTCGGTACCATTAGTAATGTTAAATGGTATACCATCACCAGATACCCACGGAGAAAGTGATGTTCCGCCAGAAAAATAATACTCCATTTGAACAGAATAATCATTTTCGTATGGGTACGATAAAACAATATTCCAATTATATGTCGAACTGCTTTTAGTTACAAAATTTAATTGTTTTGAATCAACATCTGTTCTTATAAATTCAAACTCTTGATAAGAAGGTAATCCACTCCAAATACCATTACCTAAAGATATTTCAGGATTGACATAGTAAAGATTGTCTCTAAAAATTCTATAGTCTGTGAAACCAACCAAACCATTTTCATATATGTATGAAATTTTTAATGTAGGTCTAAAAGTTGTAGACTTTTGACGTTCATTATCAAATATTGTTGCCAAATTAGCTGTAACCGTTCTATCAAAATCAACAACCTCTGATTGTGTTTGACTCAACTCTGTCACAAAATTGATATCAGAATCAGGTGCCGATTTATATCTTAAATCAGGTTTAACTATTAGATAATCGTCTTGGTTCATAATTGCTCCTCCGTATTTATATATAGTTGTCTGAATTTATCCATCGCCGAACGACCGGTTTTTAAACCAAAATAGAAGTACCAAGGTGCACTTGTTAATGTCGTATAATTTGTTGTATTACCTTGTGTTGTTACATATTGACCAGAAAAATTTCTATTATAAATGTAACCTGTTAGATTCTGAATTTGTCCACTATTTCCAATAAACATTGGCGCTTGTAATCTATCGATACTTTGATAATTATTTTTATAAGCATTACCTGTTGTATACCAAGTATTTTCTTCATTACCAAAAATTGATGGTTGAGCATTTGGTCCCCAACCAGTGTTAGTCCATCTATAGAATGGAACAACTTGTGATTTTGTTCCTAAATAATCGGCAACAAAACTAGACGTACTACCTGTTGTAGTTCTATCAATTCTTCTTGGTGAAATTAAATCTCTCTCTTGTGTAAATCCACTATAAAATACGCCAAATACTGAATTGTTATCATCGTCAACACTAACGTAAATTGGGTTATATCCTGTACTACCTGTAGTATCAACATAATTTTCAGAATTAAATGGTACAATACCATATTGAGAATTTATCTGAATCATCTGAGCATAATCACCATCAACACGTTGTTCATTTCTACTAAAGAATCCACGTACTGAAGCATCGCCAGCACCCACTATACTTTCCAAATAATTAGCATTTACCAATCTTGATATAACAAATAATTGGAGTAAGTCAGATTCGTCATTCCAACTTGATGTTTGGAATTCATCCATTTGGTAACCATAATAATCAGGTGATAAAACAACGTCTTTAGTCCAAATAAATTTTGGTCCGAGGTCAACAACTGTTGTTGGAAATAACAAGTTTTTAACATTAACATCATTAGCAACACTAGTTGGTGAATCTTTACCAATAAATTGTTTTGAAGAATTATTCCAAGGACTTGAGCGATAATAGAAATTATTTGAATTTGGTTCGTAGGCTATTACATCGGCACAGAATGTATAGTCAACTGTAAATCGAGGGTCCGCCAAACTACCATTATCAATTACTCGTCTTACAAATGGACGATTCTTATCGTCAAAAAATACGTTAGATTTAAATGGAAACGCAAATAATGTACCGTTTACCCATGAATTAACAAAGGTATGTGATAGGACACCACGACAAATTGCAAAGTTAACTCTAAATCTAGAAACCCACTCAGATAATAATTCAAAATCGTTATTTCTACCAAACAAAGTAACAATTGGTTTATTAACCAAAACATAACAACCGTTCTTAACGACTTGTCCACCAGCATTTGTATTACATGGGTTATTTGCCGGAAGAACAGTAAATGATTGTCCATATCCTTGGTAACAATCTAAATCAACCATACCTGTACAATCAAATGATGTTAATACTTTATTCATAGTCCCACCAGTTGTAACATCAGCACCGGCCGTAGTGTCACCATAACTAAAAGTAGGTCCCGTAACTTGTGTAACCGCGGTACCTTCATCACTAACTAAAATATACGGTAAAGCATTTGATGACTGCCAAGCAAAAAAGTTATTTAACGAACCATCCAATATAGTTCCAACAGGTAATCTGTCAGACCTCATAACCATCTTGTCTTTATATACCAACATACTACCAGGTGAGTATCTAGCCCATGATGGTGAAAAATAATACCTTGGTCTTCTATCATTATTATCATTACCATTTACCTTGGTAATATTAGCATCCTCATACCAAATGAATGTACCACCTTCAATATATTCATTTGTACCATAACCAACATTTGATGGTGTTGTTTGGGTCAAAGTTTGAAGTTGTCCATAAGAACCTGTACCAACCATAGAATTAGATAAAATCGTATCATTATCACTACTATCAATTTTATATACATTGATTTGTGATGAGTCTAATGCCGAATAATAACTTTGAAGGGTTGATGTGTATGCAGAATATTGTGTACCCGCAGAATATTGATATGAGTTAAAATATAAATAACCCCCATTGTTAGTTTGAAGGTTGTTTGTTAATGCACTGTGTCTTACAGTCTTTAATCCTGATTGGATTGGTACATTCATATAGTATTGTCCTTCAACTACGTGATATCCATAAGTGTTATATCCAAGTATTCTTGATAGGTCGTACTTAATTTTCTTTCTTCCACTGTGGGGGTCAACTCCTCTAACCATAAAGACAAGTCTTATATCACCACCAATCCATCTTGATAGATAGTTTGAATATGTTTCAGCACCGTCTTTACCGTCTTTTCTGAATAACTTAATTTGTTTATTAAGTTGAGCATATAATGAACTTCCAAGAACTAAAGCCGGATTACTTGGTGGCGTACAAGCAGTTTGGAATGTTATATTATAGTTTCCTGTTGATGTAATTGTTCCTTGGCAAGCACAAATTTCATCACTTAGTCCGTAGTATTCTTGTAGAGTTGTGTCAAAATCAACACCAATTTCAATACTACCCGCAACCCCTAAACAATCAGTATAATCAATTGTGATTGGAACTGTTTCAAGATTTTGTATATTATAAGTAATACAAGTACATGATGAACTTTGAGGTACATTTGTTGCATTTAAGGTAACAAATTCATTATATGTTAAACCCGTTATAACTTGGAAATATTCCACGTCTGTTGGAAACTTGTAATCTAATTCAGTTACTCCTGATGATGGAAAATTATATGTTGTTGTTAAATTTTGAGTTGGGTTGGCAGGATTTGCATAACTAATTGTAACCGATTTTCCTGAATCTGTTAATCCTGTAATACCTGTTGTAGTACCACTTGTCGCTCCTGAAATATTGGGGTCTTTTGACAGTGTTAGTTCTTGGAAGGTTAATAGTTGTCCTGCCGGTGTAAATTGTTCAGTATCAGGGTCAACAAAAACCACCATTAAATTATCGTAGTGGGATTTTGTTGGGTTATCTATTGGATTTACTTGAACTTTAATTCTATTAGAACCAGCGTATGTATCTGTATCAAAATACTTGGATTTTAGATTAAATTTATTTACAACCTCCCAAGGTGGTAAATTGTTAATAAAGTCATAATCGTTATTGTCAACAGCTCTAATTGGTACTCTTATAGATGATTCATCAAATCCAGCACCAGCAAATGTTTCTTGCCATTCAGGTACTGTTGTATTCCAATTATCGTACATAAAAAAGTCTGCATTTAATGAACGTGAATTTTGTGCCGCAGCTTCTTGTATTGCCGATAAATTATCATTATCTTGTGGAACATTTTCAGGTTTACAATCACAAGCCTGACAATCAGGATAACTTAACATCGGTAACGTTATCTTTTGAAAAGGGTTACTAGCGTTATTAAATAAATTACTAAAATTAAATGGTTGTGGACATTTAATTTTATTATTACCACTTCTAAATAAATTTACCGCTTGACACAATAATCTAACAACAGAAAGTACAACACCAAAAACAAACCCTATAATAATCCTAAGTATTGGCCATATTAGTGCAATTACGTGAACAACCGGAACTAATGAAATTAGTGCAAAAGTATTGATAGGTAAAATTACGTTATTAACTAAAAATGCGAAAAAATCAAAATTTCTAACTCCATCGGTTGCTGGAAATCTATTATTTTCTGACGCACATTCACTATCAGTAATTTCTTTAATACCAATAAACCTACCCCTGTTAGTTCCTTTTTTGTATTGGTCAATTAAACCAGCTACAGTATAAACTTTATTATATTGAAATTCATAAAATGTATCTTTACAGTCTATAGCATCTTGTTGATTAGTGTATCCACTCCAATCTAAACCAAAATAATACGAACCAATGAAGTCTTGATACCGTGTTGATAACGCATAAGGTTCGTAAGCCGGGTCATTATCTGATGTTGACCAACCATATTCTTTTACGTTTGGAACCAAAAAATAAGCTCGTCTAACTTCTTTTGTTTCAAAATTAGATGGTTGTGAATATTTTATTTTAAATCTATATTTTCCCTTAGTTGGAACACCAACTGTTGGGTCAGGGCTTGTTATTTGTTCACCAAATTCATTCGTGGTGACGTAATCCATATTCATTGGGACTTCCAATACCCAAGTACCGTCTTCATCAATTACTTTACCCCCTTGTGGTAATGGAGCTTGTTCTAAAATAGGCAATCCATCAGTATCTTGGAAAATAGTCTGTCTAACCGCAACAATTTCACCGGGTCCAACCTCCAAGTTACATAAATTACCCATTTCGGTTGGTGGTTTACAATTTTTTGAAATTGATTTATCAGGTATACCAGTAACTAGCGAACCCATAAATGTCGCCGTTGGTTGTATATCAATACCATTTTGTCTTAAATCAAAATCATGTCTGGCAATACTAATTTGACATATTTCAGGTTGTCCCCAAAAAGGTTGTACATTAACACTTTGATTTAGTGTTACAATTTGAGGTAATTCAAATAAATTAGTTGATGATTTAAAATTTACACCGTCAAATTGGTCAGGTGTTGCAATTCCCATTCTAATTAAATCTTGTGGTGATAAAGAAAATGGACCAATATCAGATAAGTCCATATCCATTATTACTGTATGAGCACCAACAGGTACTCCTAAAATCATATAATCACCACTACCATTTGTTTTAACAGTAAATTTATAATACTTGTCATAAACCTCAATTAAAGCTGGATTTGTTAAAACATCATTTTTACTTGGGAAGGTTCCCGTTGGGACGTGTCCAGTATGTTGTTGTTCGTATGGAAGTAAGTTATAACGATATCCATCAACATTTAAGTCTGTTAAACTTTGGTATGGGTATAAATCTGAAATTATTGGGTCTTGTAAATCTTCTTCAGATATTGGTATAAAAACAGAAACTCTAACATTAGGAACTCCATACCCACCATTAGCAACAACACGACCTACAATTACACCATAATCAGCACACATTCTTGTGTAAACTTCTTCAGACCTTACCTTTAATGATAAGATTTCAAGTTGTTCAAAATCTTGGTCTATTTGTAAATTGATTTGTCTATCAACTCCTACTTGCGTTCTAACTCTATACGTTTTGGACATCCCGAATTATTTCTTTGATAAATAGTTTATACACTATTTTATTAAAAATAACGGAATAATGAAACAAATAAATTATTAAGAGAAGTTTGTTGTTTGATAATTTTTAACTCTAACAACAATATCTTTATTTGGAAATCTAACTTGGTAGATTTGATTGGGTTCGGCAAATATTGTGTTATCAACTAAACTTATTTTTCGAGTTGCGTTATCAGAATACGGCATCGATGTTTGAGCAGAACTATATTGACCCCCAACTTTATTAAAGATTGAAATGTCTGTAACTGATAGGATTCCATTTTCTGCTTGTAGAACTCTATTTAACTCTGAAATGTTAATATTTTCACCTAAACCTCTTACTGTAGGACTAAAGAATGTAGTTACTCTATCAATCACATTACTAATTACAATACCCTGATTTTGAGTTGCATCTAAAACAACTGAAACATCAACACCCAAATCAATAACCTCAGCACTTCCAATAGCAACATAATCATTTATCATTCTGTAATTTGATAAGTACTCGGCTAAATTTTGTTTTAAAGTTTGGGAAACTTCAGAAGTTAAATTACCACTCGCATCGTATGAAAGAACATTAACATTTATTTTATTGTTGTTTTCTGTTATAGATACTTTAGCAGGAGCACCAAACTGTGGTGGCATGTTTCTAATAATTGCCTCATAATCTTGAACTGTAACCGCTCTGTTTTGTGCTGTAAAATTAAAAGTAACATAATTTCTAACTTCTTCAGTTGATGGATATCCAGCACCTCCAATAGCAGCAGTAACGTTATTACAAGTTAATGAATTTATTACAGAGTTGTTAATTAAATCTGATGGACCATTTACAAAAAAATCTACAGAACCAATTTGGTTAATAACATTTACACCCAAGTTAGTTGCTTGACCACCACCAATTCTATATTGGACAAATAATGTTGTATTTGCTTTAGGTGCATTTCCTAAAGACATAGAATTATTTTGATATCTTTGAATTTTCAATGGTACTCCTAATGCCGTAAATTCTCTTAATTGGTCGTCTGCGGTATTTGTACCACCACCAAATGTTAGTTTAAAAAATCCTTCAGGTGTATATTCAGTGATAAATCTGTTTTGAGTTTGTATATATCTACCTACTTTAATACCAGGGTCGTCTGATGGTTTTGATGGGTCTTCAATAAAAACTCTATCATCGGCTAATGCTTGTACTTCATACCATCTACCTTGAGCCCCAAGAAATTCTTGTGCGGTTGGTACATTTGAATAAGCGGTTCCGTCTCGTTGAATAATTGATGTTACACCGAGTACGTTTTTTTCAGGTAAGAAAAATTCAAAGAACGGTCTAACATCATTTGGTGTAATAACACGTTTAAAAACTTTAGTTATACCATTAACAACAGTTTCTCTTTTAGTGATTGTATAGTTCAATAAATTACCATTGGCATCAAAATTTGGAATTTTTAATCTGTTTGGAAACCCGTCAACATTAAATGGTGATGCAAAATTGATATCATATAGATTTTCAAATATTTGTCCAGAACCAGATACTTGACTTCCTCTTCTTAATATACCCAAATATCTTTCATCTTCTTTATCACCAAAAGCAGGTACTGTTATTGAAAAATCAACTAATGATATTGATGGTCTTTGTCCTGGTATTTTTAAACCATATGTTCTGGCAATATTATATATTGAGGAACGTTGTTGAGCGTATTGTAAAACAGTTTCTTGAATACTTCTATCAATATGATAATGTAAATTATCTGCTACAGCGGCATTTAAATCTAAAAAAACTGAAAAGACAGATGCGTCATTGAAATTATCAATTAACTCAGGATAATAAGTCTTAGTATAGTTAATAAGTTCTTGACGGATTGCTTGGAAATCCCTAACCGTATATGATATTCTTCTTTCAGCCATTTATCTTAAATATTGATAATAACAAAATCTTTCGAATTAAAAACATCGTTGGTAATTGAATAGTCGATTCTAACGGTCGCGGTATACTCACCAACATCTTGATTATATCTTGTAACTCCTAAGTTTTGAACGTTCCCAGCGTTTGTAACTGTAGCCCCAGCCTCTTCACCAGTAGGTGCGGTTATTGATATATTTGTAAGTTGTAATTGTGGCATAAATTTTTCAACAGAATCACGAATTTCAGATTCAATATTTTTAAATGTTGGTCCATCTAATGGTTCAAATATATATTCATACAAACGGGTACCAAAATCAGGTAAAAAATATCTAGTTCCTTTTTTTGTTAACAATAAGTGAATTAAATTACTTCTAATTTCCTCAGCAGGATAATCAGATAAATCTAAATACTTACCATCAAATGAATCAACAAAAGGAAATGTTAAACCATATGTTTTACCGTTAGCCATACTGATAAATATACTCTCATATTTTTTTTAAGAAATAAAAAACCCGACAAAGACTTTGCCGGGTTTATCACGCATTATTATTATTTAATATATTTTACGCCTCACAACTCGTGCAAACTAAGTCGTTAACATTTAATTTTTTTCGTGAAAATGCCTGAGCCGAATTCATTGAGTGTTGGTAATAAAGTGTTTTAACACCTAATTGCCAAGCATCTATCAATAATTTATTAACATCTTTTGTTGGCATATCAGGTGAAATCATTAAGTTCAAAGATTGTGATTGGTCAATAAAATCTTGTCTGATAGCTGCTTGGTTAATAATTGTTGATTGATTTATTTCCGCGAATGTTCTGAACACATCTTTTTGTTCATCTGTTAAAAATTCCAAATGTTGTACTGAACCGTCATGTTTTTTAATGCTATCCCAAGTTGTTTTAGTGTCTTTCTTTAATTCAACTAATAACTTTTTCAGAATAGGGTTTTTAATTGTAACTTTTAACTTAGCAACATCTTTAACATAAGCATTGGACCAAATAGGTTCAATTGATTGTGAAACTTGTCCCAAGATAAATGCCGATGAAGTTGTTGGTGCAATCGCATTTAATGTAACATTTCTTCTACCATAACCAACAAGAGTTTCCGGTTCTCCAAACATTTTAGCCAATTCTGCAGATGCTTTATATGACTTATCTTTAATTAGTTTAAAAACTTCAATATTAAGTCTTGCACTATCTTTACTATCGAATGGTAATCCTTTTGATTGAAGTAATGAGTGCCAACCTAAAACACCTAATCCAAGAGCTCTTTGTCTTTTAGCAAAGTTATATGATTTTTCAAGATAAAAGAATGCTCGTTGTCCTTCAATAGTACCACTATTTCTAATATCTTCAATTTTTGATATAAATTCTGTAACTACCGCATCTAAGAAATAAACCATCATTTCAACCGCGTCAGTATCTTTCCATTCATCATAATGAAGTAAATTCATTGAAGATAAAACACAAACAAAAGACTCTTCTTCTGAATTGTGTAATGCAATTTCAGAACAAAGGTTTGAATTATAAATTTTCATATCTTTATCTCTATAAACCTCAGGTGCTTTGTTATTCATAGTATCCGCGAACATAATGTATGGATATCCAATCTCACCTCTGCGTTGAATTACTTTTGCCCAAATTGCTCTTTTTTCCTTATCACCATTAACCATTTCTTCCATAAATTTGTCAGTAACGGTTACAGCGTGTGTTAGGTCTTGAATTGGAAACCCTTCTGTACCTATTTCCAAGAACTCCATAATATCAGGGTGTTCTAATGGAAGATATGGTGAGAATCTACCTCTACGAGTTGAGCCCTGTGAAATATTATGAACAACACTTTGAAATAAATTCATAAAGTGTACCGAA